AAGATTATCTTGCGACTTCGCTTGATCTTGTAAATAAAAGCTGCAGTCAAGCCGAATCAAAAGTTGCTCTCACGAATGTTCTTCATGCCGCCGAATTGCTCGACGGGAATGACCTCGCTCAGGAGGCCCTGCACCCCCTTCTCGCCTCACGAGAGATACTCCTAGGCCCAAAGCTGGTCAACAGGGTCTTGCAGACCCGTTTCAGCGGGCTGAACAGCTGCCTGGGCGGTGGGATCCGTCACCCGGACAGCGCAGACAAGGGCAGGCTCATCGTTGTGGCAGGGCGACCGGGTTCTGGCAAATCAACTTGGGCGATGAATCTTGCACTTGACGTTGCAATGAAAAAGTGCAAAGTATTATTCTATACGCTTGAGATGTCAGAAAAAGAAGTATGCGACAGAATGATAAGTTGCATGGATTATCTTAATTGCATAGAAAACAATGCACGCAATCCTTTGTCTTATGCGCATATCATTCGACAAGCACGTGATAAAGATCAAGAAGAACGACTGCGTGAAATGCAATTAGAAGAGATAGCAAAGAATCTGATCTTTGCAAAGACTTATGACGTTACGCCTGATCAAGTTGTTTCTAAAATTAAAACAGAGAAGCGTAAAAATAAAGATCTAGGGCTTGTCGTGATAGATTATCTTACTTTGCTCGATCTTGACTCAGAAAAAGTTTCAAGCGAAAACAGAGCACTTGCTGTTGGTAAGGCAACGCGACGCTTGAAGACAGTTGCTCTTCAGACAGGTGTTGACATTCTCGCCGTCTGTCAGCTCAACAGGGGCGTGGAAATGCGAGACAACAAGCGTCCAATGCTTTCTGATCTACGCGAATCAGGGCGCATTGAAGAAGATGCTGACGTTGTGATTATGAACTTTTGGCCGTACTACTACGACAAAGAAGCCGACCCACTTCTTTATGAGTACGCCGTTGTGAAAAATAGACAAGGTGCGACGGGAACATGTAATGCAACATTTGCTGCACAGTTCTATGCAATGCTTGATTCGATGAGCCAGCTATGAAGCATTCTTCTCGCCGTGAATCTTGCCCAATCTGCGGGCGCAATACAGATGACAAGTGCAGGTGGAACGATGAAATGATATTTTGCTATGACGGTACATCTTTTGCGCCGCCTCAATACTTGAAGTTGGGCGATAAAGTAAAAGTTGGCCTGGATAGTTATGCGCTGTTCTCGCAGGCGTGTGGATTTGCAAATAACTCTTATGGCTTTGCGCTGGTTGATGACTTCGATTACAGATTTTTACGCTATGAAGACAAGAGAGCTTTTAGAAAAAAGTGCGTCAACATTACACGCACTTTTATCAAAAAGCGAGACGCACTAAATACACTCTTACATGCTTTGCGCGATGAATGCGTTTTTCACGAGATGCGACTTGATGAGTTTTACGCAAACAAGCGCTGCACTAAAAAGGCAATTGCTCTACTCGCCGCTCTTTCTGAATTTAGTGCTGCTAACAAAAGATACGTTGTTGACTATCTTGCGCAAGTCAAAGAAACAACAGAACACGCGGAAAGGTTGCAGACCATGCTGAGTTCAATCTATGATTTTGAGCACCTGCATTTCAGTCAGGCGTATGACGACGAACAGGAAAATATCTCCAGCGCCGAACTGGACCTCCATCTTCACACTGCATCCAGAGCTTGAGCCTCCAGGATTTGCAGAGGTTTTCATCGACATCCACGAAAATCCCTACATAAAACCAAAAGAGACAGAGAAGCAAGAAGCAGCGGCAAAAAAGAAAAAGAAAAAGCTAGGGCGCAACGAGAAAACTTAAAAGTCATCCCAATTTGACTCCTTACGTTTCTCAAGCTCGTCGAGCGTCACTTTTTCAAAATCAATCGGTGCAACAGGTATCTTTCTTGTTAAATGCTTATTATCAGAGTTCTCTTCGGTTGCAATCCCGTTGATCTCGCAGTATTTTTCATACCATTCCTGAATCATTCTTCTATCAACAAAGCCCTGCATCAAATTTGCAACAGCTTGCACGCTCTCGCCCTTTTCAAAAAGCAGGTTGACGCATACGCGCAGGATGCGATTGAGAGACGTTGAGGCTCGTGTTGGCATTTTGCAACTAAGGGGCTTGACGGGTCGTGCTACGTGATGCTACCTTACACAAGTCACTCGACCACCTCAGTCAGAAAACATGTCGGTTCATCAAAAGCTCATGCAGGCACGCATCGCGCTGCAAGGCAAAAAGCTGTCGAAAAGCGGCAAAAACAAATTTGCAGGATACAATTACTTTGAACTTGGTGATTTCCTCCCAACTGTTCAAGAGATCTTTTTGAATCTCGGCATTTGTGGTGTTGTCAGCTACGGCACCGAGCAAGCAGTTCTGACGATCCGTGATTGCGAAAAGCCCGACGACAAGATCATGATCTCTTCGCCAATGTCTTCTGCTGCACTCAAGGGCGCACACGAAATTCAGAATCTCGGCGCAGTGCAGACCTACCTGCGTCGCTATCTGTGGGTGACGGCGATGGAAATCGTTGAGCATGACGCCCTAGACGCTGTTCTGGGCAGCGATGTAGCCCGTAGCGCCGCATCCCCAGCCAAGCGCTCTACACCCGCTCCCGTTGCAGCTCCTGAGCCCGCTGAAGCGTCGCCTAAGATCTCTCTGCAGCGCAAGCTTGAAAGCAGGCTGAACGAGCTGGGCATCACCCCCTACGGCATCAAAACCGTGCTGGCGCTGACGGAATCCGAAAGCATTGATGCGATGGCAGAAAACAAAGCAACTGCGCTGCTGAAGGCCGTCGGTGATGATCACATCAAGATGTTTAATCAGGGCAAGAACAGTAAAGGGGCACAAATTATTCCTGCGCCCGTACAAGATCAATTGAGTGCTGCGAACTCGATTGATGAGCTGGCAAAGGCTGCTGAGGAGGCTTTTGGTGATGACTGAACCTACTGAGTGGAAAATCACACGCCTTCCTTCTCGCGGCCCAAAACCTGGGCAATCTCAAGAATCATTCTTGCGTGGTAAGGCGCAGGGTGACAAGAAGTGGGATAGACAACGAGAGGCGAATTTCAACAAACTACTTAACAACAAAAAGCCATGACACAGCAACACTCCATCACCCCACCGCCAGAGCTGGTAGAGCAGTGGTGTGAACAGCTTTTTGGCTGCCCGGATAAACCAGAAATCGCTGCGTATGAATTAGTACGACTTGGTGCCCAATGGGGCTACCAGCAAGCCATTGAAGAGCTTGAAGCGTTCCTGAAGAAAGGACATGACTAAGACTGAGATTGATGTTCTGCGTGAGTACCTGCAACTCGACCCCACAATCCCCAGTGGGCTTCGCTGGATCAAGTCAACCAATGGACGAATTAGGGCTGGTCAGCCAGCGGGATCCCCAAACTCCGATGGCTACTACCAATTTCGGCTGCACCGCAAGCACTACAAATGCCATCGCGTGATTCTGCTCCTCAATGGAATAGAGCCGCCAGCAGGGTGCATAGAGGTTGACCACCTCGACCGAAACCCTGCAAACAATCTTCTTTCCAACTTGAGGTGGGTAGATCGAGCGTCAAACGTGCGCAACTGCGGCGTCAAAGGGCGAATCCCATGGCGCTACGTCTCTCCTGCATTCGGTCGCCTGAAATCTCAGTACGTCCATCCAATTACTAAGCAGAAAATTCACGTTGGAACCTTTGACGATGCTTACGAAGCGCATTGCCAAGCACTTGCTCACCGCCTTGAAAACCACTGGATCACCCAATGAAAACTGCTACTGAACTAGCTCAACAGATTGCCGATCAAGAGCTGGAGGCGTGCTGTGAGTGGATTCACGGCGAAACTTCTGACGAGTGTTTTGTTACCATCCTCCGCGCCGCCCGCCGCCCCAAGCCGCCGAGCTTGAAGGAGCAGGCACAGCAGTCTCTGCTTCGACTTGCTAACTACTCAAACACATGGGCGGCTGAGGACGCTGCTGACATGGAAACCATCCGCCGCGCCGTTGAATCCATCCCCGACCCCTCGTAGTGATTCCGACTAATGACCTCAGTTAATTCACGCAAAGACACAGAGCTTGCTGGTCTTCTTCAGTTTCTAAGGGATCTCGATCCTATTGCGTCAAGGCCATTTCGAGCTAAGCCGTGCGATGACTGTGCGGTTGAATGTGGTTTCTACCTGGATTACAGCGAAGCGCTGAAGCTGGCCACGCAAGATG